AAAGTATTCTGCCCACAACTGGCGGAAGGGCTACGAGTGGTCTAAGTCCTACGCAGCGCTCCAGCGTCACGCCAACGCCTTCTGGGCCGGCGAGGATATTGACGAGGAGACGGGCTCGCCTCACATGGCCGGCGTGGCGTTCCACGCCCTCGCGCTCATCACCTTCATGGCCGAGCACCCCGAGATGGATGACCGCTTCGCTACGGTAGGTGCGGTATGAGCAAGCGTCCGTTCGTATGGCATGCCAGCAAATTCATCCCGAAGACCCCCTTTCGCTATCCGTGGGCCGTCACCCTCGGCAAGCCGGAACACCTCAACGACTACGAGAACTCCTTCGAGACGCTGCCCGAGGCGCACGCCTTCGCTATGGGCATGGTCTCCGCTGAGGAGGCGGTCTCCCAGTGAGGGTGTACCTAGCCTCCGGCGATGTGGTGACGCCCTCCTGCCTGGAAATCATGACCAAGGTCAAGGAAGCCACCATCCCGGAGATTGACCTGGAGTTCGCGCAGATCACCAACGGGCTCGACCTGCCCCCCAACGCGACGGTCTTTGCGATGGGGGGCTACACCCGCGTCGGTAACGAGCGTGTGGTGCCGGCACCCTCGGTGGCCCAGACCATGACCAAGCCGGACATCCTCACCCGGATGGGCACCGCGTTCCGCCTGCTGGTCGATCCTCCCGAGCTCCCCGAGTTCGAGTACACCGTGGTGGATGATGTCAGCGCGGCCATCGAGTTCCTGACCGAGACCGTGGACCAGCCCAAGGTGGTCATCGACATCGAGACCTCCGGCGTTATCGCGGAGGACGAGCACCACCCTCGCCGGATCATCTCGTTCGCCTTCTGCGCGGGCGGGATGAACTACGTCTTCACCGAGGAGGTGTGCCAGTCCTCCTTCTGGTACGCCGCGATGTGCATGTTCATGGAGCGCAACGGCATCATCGCCGTCAACGGCAAGTTCGACCTCTCCTACTTCCCCGACACCAAGGTGCGCTTCATCAGGGACACCCAGCTGGCACACTACGCACTGTTCCCGGCAGCCGGCCAGCATGACCTGAAGAACACCGCCAAGAAGTATTTCGGCTTCGAGGACTGGGACGCCGGCCTGGAGGAGTACCTGCCCTCGAAGACCTACGAGACCTACGAGAAGTTCCCGGACGGCAGCTGGCACGACGCCCGCCACTACCCCCGCAAGAACGGCAAGGGCTCCGGCTACGAGCGCATCCCGCGTGATCTGCTCTACCGCTACAACGCCTTCGATGTCTACGCCACATGGCACTGGGATGTCCTCATGGAGGCCTACCTTGCCGACGACGAGGATGCCCAGCGCGTCCACGCGCTGCTGCTGGAGCTCAGCAACATGTTCATGGGCGTCGAGCGGCGGGGCATCCGGCTGGACATCCCCTACATGGAGGAGCTGAGCGGCACCCTCGCCATCGAGAAGGCTGAAGCCGAGGCCAAGCTCAACGAGATTGCCGAGCAGAAGGTCAACTCGGCCTCGCCCCTGCAGGTCAAGAACTGGCTGATTTCGCACGGCGTCCACCTGAAGGGGACAGGCGTCGATGTCCTGAAGGACTTCATGGAGTCCGAGGAGGTGGACTCACAAGAGACCGAGTTCGCCTCCCAGGTCTTGGTGTGCCGGGACTACACCAAGCAGCTGGGCACCTACGTGGACGGCTACCGGATGCAGGCTGACGCCAAGGGCATCGTGCGCCCCGGCTACAAGCTCTCCACGTCCACCACGGGCCGGCTGGGAGGGCAGGGCGCCTCCATGCTCACCCTGCCCCGCAAGAAGCACCTGAAGAAGATGGTGCTGGCCTACCAGGACAACCACCGCGTCGTCGGCGCCGACCTCTCGCAGGCCGAGCTCCGCGTCATGGCGTGCGAGTCGATGGACGAGTGGCTGATCGCGGCCTTCCAGCCCGGTGCGCCCGACTTCTTCGACCTCCTGCTGACCGAGGCCTACCCCAAGCGGGACTGGTTCGAGCTGCACCACAGGGTGGATGTCACCCACACGGCATCCGAGGCCGAGGCCAACCTCTACAACGGTGCCCGAGCCAACATGAAGGGTGTGGTGTACGGGGTCTCGTTCAACCGAGGCGTGCCGGCCATCGCTCGGGCGCTGAAAATCCCGATCTACGAGTCCCAGCAGCTCGTCAACGCCTTCGTCCGGCCCGGCTCGATGTTCGCCATGTGGCGCGAGGAAATCATCGACAAGGCAGTGGACGGCGAGGCCATCGTCACCAAGTTCGGCAGGCACTTCCAGTCCGAGCTCATCACCCGCAAGAACAAGCACCTCGTCATCAACTCGGCGCTGGCCTTCACCTCGCAGTCCACGGCCAACGACATCTGCCTGACTGCGGCCCTGGCCGTGGACGCGCAGCTGCCGGCCTACGGGGCACACCTCATGGGGACCATCCATGACGCCATCTACACCTCCACCCCCTTCGAGGAAGTCGATCTGGTGGGCGAGCTGCTGGTGCGCGAGCTGCACAAGGCAGGGCAGGCTGTGTACGGGGACCTCGTGCCGTTCGACGCCTCCTGGGGCTCGGGAAAGAATCTGGCCGAAGTCTAGGAAATCGCTTGACACCTGTATTCGAGGGTCTGTAGGTTTGTCCTATCGCACTCAACCACACAGGAGCAAACAATGAGCAATGATTTGGAGTCCGTACACATCGAGGTCGAGGAGACCGACGCCGGAATCACGAGCGTCATCTATGGAAACGGGGGTGACGACAGCGAGGACCGCACGCTGGTCGGCTTCAACCCCGACTCGGTGGACATCTCGGGCTACTGGTCCGGCAACGATGGCGAGTGGACACCTGAATGGCTCGGTGCCAACTTCGACCGCGCCGCTGTCACCCACCTGCGGGATCACCTCACGGCATGGCTGGAGCAGACCAAGTGAAAGGCGCCATCTACCTGGCGCCCGAGGGCACGGACCCCAATGACCCCGAGGTCTGGAACGAAATCAGCTGCGCTGAAGTCACCGGCTACAGCGTCGGCCCGGTGAGTGTTGAGCCTGACTTGGACACTCCGGTCAAGGTCTCGCCGGTCTACCGCTCGATGGCTTTTGTCGGAGGGCGCGGCTATGGCAAGACTCAGGCGCAGGAGAAGATGGCCGAGTATCTGGAAGCCTATGGCTGGGGCAATCTTGAAGCTCGCCACTACGCCAACGTCCTGGGCCAGTGGCAGGAGACTCCCCGCGAGGAGCTGCAGCGCCGGCTCAACAACTGGCTCCGAGGGACCTACCCCGGAGAACCCATCAACTGGAAAGGCTTGTCATGACCACCATCATCGAAGACCTGCGTGGAGTGGTAGTGGGCGTCGGAGACACCATCGCCTACGCCGCCCACGATGGCCGGAGCACCGGCATGCGGGTAGGCAAGATCGTGGAGATTGTGGAAGCCTCCCGGCGCCCGTTCCGGTTCCAGGGTGAGCTGAAGGGCTACACCGATGTCCCAACCAAGATTCGGGTGGCCATCGAGCACAGCAACCGGGAGGACTCCAGCCACCCCGCAGTCCTGATCCACGCGGACATGAAGCGGTTCGTCAAGGTATCCCCGTGAGGGTGCTGGCCATTGACCCGGGCCTGAAGACGGGCGTGTGTCTCTACAACGCCGAGACCCAGAAGCTCGAAGACTCAGCCATCATCGACGGAGGGCTCCCGGGCATCCAGGAATACTTCGAGCTGGGAGACCCCTTGTATGACGTGCTCGTGGTCGAGTCCTTCGAGCTGGAGGAAGGCTCCCACGGCATTGACCTGACTCCGGTGGGCATCATCGACTGGTTCAAGAGCCTTGGTGTGCCGATCCAGTGGCAGCGCCGGAACCAGCGGGGCAAGGGCAAGCTCATCACCCCAGCCGTCCTGAAGCGGGCAGGCCTCTACCCCAAGCGGGGCGAGCTGAAGGAGGGCCATCAGGTGGCAGCCCTCCAACACGCACTGGCCTACCTCGTCAAAATCCGCCACCGTCCCACCATCGAACTACTTCACCCTAAGGAGTCACCGTGATCGCCCTGCTGCGCCGACTGTTCGCCCCCAAGCCCCAGCGCCACTACGAAAAAGCCTGGGACGGCACCCACGCCACCTGCAAGTGCGGGCATCACAGCGTGTGGGACTATGACCTCCGCAGGCACTTCGAGGAAGTCGGGAGGATCGGCGCATGACTCCCAGGATGCTGTCAGTAGGCAAGCTGAGCATGACCATGCAAATCTCGGACGAGCAGCTGTTCAACCTCATCAGCTACAACGACAAGCGATACGAGCGCAAGGTGGCCAACAGGCTGACCACGCCGCCCACCCACTCCCAGATGCGCGAGTACAGGCGGGCGCAGGCAGCAATGCGGGTCCTGCAAAGCCTCTCGGAGTACGTGGACTGGGGCAGCCCGGAGTCCGAACCGGAAGTCATTGCACCCACCGATCACATCACCATCATCTACGCGGAAACACACGACGAGTGGCTGGCACGATGCCGAGCCCTACGACAGGAGACAACGTGAAGCTCTACCTCGCCGGCCCCATGACCGGGATAGCCGACTTCAACTACCACGCCTTCCATGCGGCAGCCACCCAGCTGCGGGGAGCAGGGCACACCGTATTCAACCCCGCAGACAACGACATCGCCAACGGCTTCGATCCGCGAGGGACGAGCGGAGACCCCGCCGAGGCCAAGGCTCTGGGCTTCAACCTGCGGAAGGCTCTGAAGCAGGACTTGTCCTGGATTTGTGACCACGCCGAGGGGATCGCACTGCTCGAAGGCTGGGAGGAGTCGAAGGGCGCCCGCACCGAGGTTGCCCTGGGCCACGCGCTGGGCATCGAGGCATGGCTCTGCTGGGCGTGGCTCTGCATCCCGGCACCTCTCCCGCCTGCTGAGAAGGTGGCCTTCAAGCTGGGGCAGGGCATCGTCATCGAGCCGGTGTCAGCATGAGCCGGGTCAGGAACCGCAAGACGCCGAACCGCACGGCCACGCGCAAGCCTCCCAAGCCCAAGGAGCCCGAGGGCTGGTGGCGCGGGATGTCACCCAAGCGCCTGCAGCTCGCCCGCACGGCGCTGGGAGCTTGCGGCGATGAGGACACCACAGCCGAGGAGCGGGACGCGCTGGAGGAGTACATCACGCTCGGCGGGAATGTGGCCGGGCTGTGAGCGCCGCTGAGAACAAGGCCAAGCCCTGCGACTACTGCGGACGCCGAGGCGAGATGAAGGCGACTGCCAGCAGGGGAGACGGCCATCAGTACGAGACGTTCCTGTTCTGCCACAGCAACGAGCGCTCCTGCTACAACGCCGCTCGCGGCAGGTACTTCGAGGAGTGCTCCTGCACCAAGCAGTATTTCAGGCGCGTCGATCAGCTCGACTGGGACTGGACGCTTACCCGACGAGACCCGGAGTGCCAGCTCCACAAGAACGACGTGCTACTGTGATCCAGCACCCTAAAGTCGGGCGTATCTAGGAAAGGGAGCCTCCCCTGCAGAGGCTCCCTTTTCTCATGCCTGGACGTACTGCGCTGGGTCCACCCACAGCGGATCGACGCTGTTGCGCCCGTCCACCTCATGGAAGTCCGGCAGCTTGGCCTTGAAGCGCGAGTTGTAGAGCCGGTGCAGCACCTCGGCTGCGTTCATCCCCAGCGAGCCGCCCTTGACCTTGGCGTCCCGCAGTGTGCGCGTCTGGGCGATGATC